AGCGAAATTCAACTTTATACGCAATTCATTCTCCGGGATTAAGTTACGCCCGTACAAATCCAATACCTCGTTCCGGGTCAAATGGCGGTACGGCTCCAACTCTGCCAATATCAACATACGTTGCAATTGGGTTGGGTTGTTCCGGTACTCCGTTTCGATAATCTGATTTTGTAGGGCGTCCAATTCTGCCTCACTTGCGCCGCTTTCCTTTGCCAACTTGTAACGGTTCCGCAACTCGCTTGCGTCGTACAAATAGAACTCCGTGCCGTAATTGACTTTTGCAGATACGAACATATTGCCGTATCGCAATCTGCAAACCGTTTCATCGACGAACTGTTGGGCGGCTTCAAAGCCTTTTTTCACTCGGTTTAATACCGTGCTTTGGCTCTCAAATGCGGCTTTAACCTGTTGTTCGTTGAATGCCTCCCGTTGGGTTACTTCCTCGTTTTGTCCGACGACGGCGGTAATAATGTTTTCCCGCAATCGCTTTTCTTCCTCAACGTTATAATCCAAACTTGTACGGTCAACGGTCAACATTTGTACCGGGTTCCGCAAATCGGGTTGTTTGTCCCCGTCCGGTATCGGTATTTCAACAAAGGAACCCGCCCCGGTAATCCGTTTGTCGCCGCACTTGGGGCAACGCATCAATAACCCGGCTTGGTCTAACCTGTAAAACCCTTGTTTGTCTTTCAAAAATCCACCGTCGCAATAATCGCCGTTTTCGGCGTTTGTAAAGTCGCACGATTGTTCGTAACCGGAATATATCGGGTACGCCCCGTACATATCCAAATGCCGCTTCGATATATGGAAAAACAAAAACCAATCCAACGCCTCCAATTCTTTTGTTAGCGGGGATTGTTTAACGTCCGGTTCTCGCAAATTCATTGGCTCGTCCCAAAAGAAACGGGCGGGGCAATAGCGCAAATCGTGTGGGTTATCAACCAATAATTCGCCTATGTTGCCGCCGTCATCCTCTGCAAACACTCTGTATCGTTCATCGTCAATAACTGCAATACGTTTATCGGGTTGGCGAAAAATTATCCAATCCATAACCCCGGTTGTCCGGTTTGCCTCAAAGGTTATGACGCTTTCGATAGGTAGCCAATAAAAATACGGGGTCGGGTATCGGTCGGCGGGGTTTTGCTCGGCGGGCAAATCAACTATTAAGACGCTGTTTATTTCCGTCTTGAAAAACTCCCAACCTTTCGTACTCCAAATTTCCGGTTCCTTTAATACATCTTGGCGGTAATACTCCCAATCGTCCCGTTGTTCCGTGTTTTGGAATTGATAGTTGAACGCCGGGTTACGACCGTCAAAAATGCGGCTCAACTTATCAAAACAAACGCCCGTTACCTCGTTTGTCTTTACGGGGTAACGGAACAATGTTTTGAAGATTTTGAATTTATCATGCGGGATAAGATTTTGAACCCATGCCAAAAAGTCGGTCGTGGGTAAACACATTAAGGGCGTTACGTTGGTTTGGGCGTGAAATTTAATGCGGTTTTGGTGTATGACCGCTTTATTTATCGTCGCCTTTTTCCTCGGTTCCGTTATTTCCTTTCTTATGCGTTTTATATCTAATCCCATTTTCTTTGCTAAATTCAAAAGGTGTCTTTTCGGGCAACTGCCAACCGCCATTGTTAGGCATCCGCAACAGGCGTTCGGCGTGGTTAATCTCAAATTCTTCAGTCGTGTTAAGGGTCGGACACTCCAACACGACCTTTGTAACTTTCGCCGTCATTACTCTTATGCGGGTTTCAAATCCGTAAGCGGGTTAAACGCCGGGACAACAATCGCCAAATCGTCCGACCAATTCGGCAAAAACGACCATTGTATTGCGTTGCTGTCCGGGGCTTCCAATCCGCCCAACGTCTTATCGCCGATAAACAACGAACGTATTGGTATCGGGTAATATGTACCCTCCTTTGAGGCGTCCTTAATGGCTCCAATTGCGCCGTTTTCGTCGAAAATGAAGATACCCAAATTGTCGCCCCAACTTTCGCATTGCAGTTCCTTTAATGCCTTGATAACCGCTTGCGGGGCTTTGCGAATAACTCCGGTAAACGGGGTCGGTTCACGTCCAATGATTTCTTCGACGCCTCCCAACGTTTCATTACCGCCTCCAAAGGTGCGGGCGGCTCCCGCCTCGGCGGTCGGGGCTTGGATATACGGCGAAACAACTACTTTCGTGCTATCCTTTGCCGATAACAGGGGCGTCCACGACGCTAACGCCGTAATCACTTTTTCACTCGTAAAACTGTTTTTGCTTCCGTCGTCTTTCAAAAGACGTTGAAAAGCCACTTTTTGAACCTGTCCGAAACTTTCCGAACACGTAATTGCGGGTACATCGGGCAACGACGCCCCCGCCGGACATTTACAAATCATACTTCTTTGTTTTTAACGTTAAAAATATTGTTACTTTCTCCGGGGCTGTCCCTTTGCCCCCTTGTTTCGGTTACAAAGTTATAAACTTTTTCCCGGATAATCTTGTATATCTCAAAAATATTGCTAATTGCGTCGTCTTACGCCTCGGTTTGCGTGTGCGTATGGCTGTATATTGCCGTCCGCAATCTCCTTTTCATATATCCCGGTCAATCCGTCCTCCGGGTCGTCGTGCGTATTGGCTCCGAAATTGCGCAAAAATCCGGTTACATGGTCGTAAACGGCTTTGTACCGGGTTTCCCAACCGAACGGCATAATTATATGTTGATTAACCATTGCGGACGCTGTTATTATCCGGCTTTCCTTGTTGCCCCCTTGATAAAACGGGTCGGTAATCGCCCGGACTTTCTTTTTGATAACCTTTTCATAACCCGCACCACCGTTGTTGCTCTCAACCCACGCTTTTTGCGTCCCGTTCCGGTTAATCATCGCCGGGACGGTTACGGTTGTAACGTCCGTGTTTTCGTCCGTCATTTCCATATCTGTAATAAGGGCAAACAATATCGGCTCCATGCGCTTTGTTTTCTCGTTGAAAAACAGATTGTCGGACTTATACACGTCATACGTTGCGGCAAACAACAGGTCGTCGCCCTCGTCGGCAACATCAATG